AAGCACTGGCTATCTGAGACAGTTCATTGCCTGCAGTCGTCAAACTGATAGCATTAGCATACGTCTGCACCGAACCATTCAGCCCTCCACCGCCATCAATTCCGCTACCAGCACCATAAGCCGTTATACCGCCACTTGTATATAGATTTGCCATCTCACCTGTCGCAGTATTCGTAATCTTCAGAGCCTTATTGTTTGCGTCATATTCCAATTTGATGTTGCCAATAGAGATATACTTATCACCAGGTACAAAAATATTGTCGCTAATATCTGTCGTGCCATCAAACTTCTGCCCCCACAGCTTCACTTCTTTGTTTAACTTCGATGCTTCTTTCGCATAATCTGCAGTCATAGCATGCTCCACACCATTATATGATGATACAGCAAAACCTGTTCCTGCAGACAAACTTCCATCCTTGCTTTTTACTACCTTTATAATTTTTACTCCTATCATTGCCATATCTCCTTTAGTTTCAATTGTGCCGTTCCTTCGTACAGATTTCTACTAACACCTACCACATAGAATGTCTTACCCATATACGAATGTACGTATCTCGAGAATCTATCTACCACGTCAGATTTGTCAACAAAGTTCTGCAACATGACAACTCGCGGCTCATGACACTCGCGCCAATAACTATCTACATACATCTTCTCTGCTTTATCTTCGCAGCCAAGTATCTGATTATATATTGATGTCAATCCATAACCTGTCCTCACATCCAATGGAGTAGACATTGCAATAGTATTCTTCACGCTTAGAGCTTTACATTCATCTGATGTTAAAGCCGATGATATCTTCATCTCAATGTCATCCTTGCAGTTTACGTATTTCTCGTCTGTATTGCTCACATAAACCAAGTCTGCATTCTCATCCCAGTTACATATTTGTCCATTGTCACTATATAACTTCATCTCAAAGTCTTCTATCACAATATTGCTCACATGCGACATCAGTGGCACACTCTTCGTCTCCCATTTTGTATGACGCCAAAAACTTGGATGATGCCTTACCACCTCGTTCCACATTAAATTGGCAGGACCTAAGATTTCAAACCTCACTCTTCCGCTCAACTTATCGCTATGCCTAATTGGTATAGCCATTCCAGAAGCATCAATACTCATAGCATCCGTTATGTTATTCTGAATATCATAAGTTCCACCTATCAGATAGTCGCCTATCTTCGGATCAAACCCTATCGTAAAACACTGTTGATAATACTCATCATCGCTCTCACATTCCTGGCGCTCCTTAAATTTCTGCCACTTCAATTTCTCAACAGCACCTGCAGGCTCAGACTCGTCCTCCACCAACACCTTGTCGCCTATCCTCAGCATACAAGCTATCACGGGCACTTTACTAATTTTATCCCCACCGTCACCCTTATAGCTATAATTAAACTTATACTCCTGAGGTCCATTGTCTGTAAGAGGTATCAACCCTTGATTGATTCCATCATCCCATTCTGCCACATCCGTAGGCAATTCGGCACACCAATACTTCTGAGTGTAATACCTGCCATCACCATTCGTTCGCGATGGTACCGTCTTGTGCCAATGGTCATAAGTATCTTGCTCCATCACTTCCTTAAAAGTTGCAGTCATCTGCGACAAAGGAGTCAACCCAATTTTACCGCTTATCACAATATAGTTTGTCGTAACGTCATCCACAGGCGAATACACTCCGCCAGAAGTTTGACCCTCATACACCGCCAATGGGGCATTCTCCAATAGTGACGTCTCATTCGGATAACAATCCTTTTCACTATCTTTACCATTTCCATTCACACTTATCACCATACACGTCTTCATTGTAGCTCGTTTTGGCGAATTATCTGTAATTGGCCATTTAGTCTCAATCTTACCCATTTTCAGAACCATAGCCATAGCTTCCGCAGCAGAAGCATTAAGCAAACGTTCCTGGTGTACACCGCCAACACAAAACTCCGCCATCAAATCTTCCGACCTCTTATTTCTAAAGCGCCAAGCCTTATTACTCATCACCCACACATACCAGTCTGTCATCGTTGCTGCACCATACGTTACATGCTCAGGATTAAAAATCATACCCACAAACCCCGCCAAAGCTTTCTCGCCTTCACCATCCGAACTATATTCTGTCATATACTTCTGTTTGTTTATAAACGGGCTTCTAAGCAACTCCTCATCTAGCGGACTCTCTATTACGCTCGATATACTCTTTACATCACATTTTAAACGCATCTCGTTCCACACTTCACCGACACTAATCGAAGTATCACAGTCTGCAATATTCTCATTGCTTATCCTTACCACATCGCCACCTTTCTCCTCGTGCGTTGATGTTTCTACACCATCGCTACCTTTCCATATCTGCCTAAACTCACACCGAAGTCCATGCACCATGGTCTCCCAGTCAAATAGCCAAAACGTCAAGCCATCCTGCACCATATGTAAGTTCAAATATTTCAACATCTCGACCACTACCTCCTCCTCTGTCCACACATCATCCTCGCTATCGCCCATAAATAGCAATTCATTAATGCTTATATCATTCAATATCGAATACTTCGACTCCTCTTTGCCTGTCAAAGCCTTACTACCATCATACATCAATCTAACACTTCCGCCACCTACAATATCTATTTCTCTCGTAACATCCGTCAATATCTCATCCATCACCTCTCCGAAGCTACGCTGGCAAGCCTCGCCAACAGCCCTACCATACGTCATCTCTCCATAACCTATTTTCTTATATTTACCATACTCAAGCGCACATAGAGCGTCTACACAAGTCAGTTCCAGTTCGTCATACTCTTCATTATATCCTTGAGAGTAAGTCTGCGGTTCAATAAAGCCCGCAAACAAACACTTTTCGCCACGATATATATTCACTACCGCATCCTTACAATTCTTCGTAAACAATTCGCCAATATAATTCCTACATAGTAGCGTTATCCTTGCCTGGTTCTTAAGTAAATGGTCAAAAGTATCTGTCGACTCATCCTTGAGCTCCACACTATCCGCGCTAAAAAACAAATCACTACGAGAGTCATCACCTATCAACAACTCCTTTCTTCTGTCACCATTTGTAACGATAAGAACCTCTATCTTCTCCTCGTTACGGTTGTAAAAATGTCCGTGTATATACATAATTTTAATATCGTTAGTATCTCATTCGAATTATATTCTAATATTGCTACGCCTGCGGTTTCCACGAGTTTCGTTAGCTATCACACCAACCAAGTCGCTACCACGCAAACGAAGACTTATACTACCAAACCTATTCTCACTATTCTTAACAACCACCGCTCGCAAACGCTCAATCTCAGGGCCTACTTTCACACCTTCCACCAAACCTCTGCCTACCCCAGATGCCGCACCATACACTGTTGCGCCATTAGCAATGGCAAACAGGCGAGACTGTTGAGCTCCATTCAATATCATCTCACCAGAATTCACTCGAGCCATAAGTTTGTCTCCTGTCCAGGAACTGCCGCCCACTATGCCACCATCAGCAAATGCGCCACTTATCATGCTCAATGCACCAACCACGGCTGCAACGCCTGCAGCTATTGCAACCAAATTGGCTGGAAATGGCAACTTCGCTCCGCTCGCCGTGGCGTTTGCCATAGCCTCGCCACTCTTCGTAGCCGTGTTCGCAGCACTCACGCCTGTATTAGATGCAGTAATAGCCGTATTCACTGCAGTTGCTGCTGTCTCATCCTCTGTCGATGACGTAAGCATATCTATCAGCTTCACTATACCTGCAATGCCGTCCGCCACTTCCAGAGCGCCGCCGATAACACCTGTTATCTGTTTCCAGGCATCACCGTTCTCTTCTAAAGCATCCGATATGCCCTGTATGCCGTTACCAACGCCCTCTACGCTCCCCCAACCACTTTTGATGTCACCAAATACCTTATCAAAGCTCTTCGTGTCCAAATCTATCTCGATAGGCTTTAGCCCCTTGCTCATTGATGCTATCTGCTTGTTTAGCTCGTCTATCTGCTTCTGAGCTTCATCCTTACCTATCAGTCCTATCTCGTAGTCTTGCTGTATGCGACTTGCTCGATTCTGAGCGTTCTGATAACTTTGACGCTTGTCGGCTTTTGAGCCTTGTTCTATATACTGTGGTTCTACGTCGGCACTGATGGTGAGTTTGCCGTTGGTAGCTTCGTCTATCTGTTGTTGTAGTGCCACCACCTTAGCCTGTGCCTTCACCTTAGCCTCTACGTCTACGGCATTATCGAAATCTTGTTGTGCCACCTGCAGCTGGTCTTGTAGCTGTTGCAGAGCAGTCTTAGCCTCTTTAGGTTCGGGTTTCTCTATACCTATGCGTATCTTCAGGTCTTTCAGCGCAGTCTCCTTCTGTTCCAACTCCTTTTGCAAGATGGCAGCAGCACCCTCGTCGGCAGTGGCGCTTATTTTTTTTCGCAGTTCGGCTATCTCTTTCTCGTAGTAGTCGATTGAGCCACGCAAAGGCTCGGGAGTGGCAGGGGTGGTAGTAGTGGTTGGAGTAGTGGTTGGAGTAGTGGTTGGAGTGTTGGTAGCAGTGGTAAGAGTAGGTGTTATCCATCCGCTCTGCTTGCCAATCTGCGCCATCTGCTTCTTTGTATCGTCTATCAGCGAGCCTACTTGCTCTATCTGATTGTCGATGATACTCACTTGCTTATTACCCGAAGTGTTAGTACCATTATATCGCTCTGCACCTACCTTCGTAAATCGCCATTGTCCATCCCGCCCTACGGATCCATAGCGTTTGCTTCGCCAGCTTTCGGGAATGATGTCGCCCTCCTTAGCATTACGTCCGAGACTTTTGGCATCGCTGGCAATAGTCTTTATGATATTGTTTTTTTTGTCGCACAGAGCTATCTGTCGTTGGTATAGTTCTGTGAGCTTAGCAGCATAGGCAGCAGCTTGCGCACGCTTAGCGAAGCCATCTACCACGGTTTGCGTATTCTTCTCGAAAGCTGCCTCAGCATCGCCCACGCTTGATATCTTTATCCTAAGCTCGTCGAATGCAGCTCTATTCTTTTGTATCCAGTTGCGCTTCTCGTGTTCAGAGCGTAGAGCCTTCCAGCCTGCCTTCAGCTGCTCGTAGCGAGCCATCATGTCGCCATAGGTCTGCTTCAGCGTGCTGTCGTAGGCCGTCTGTACCGAGTTGGCAGCATTCTGTTCTGCCTGAGCCATATCGGTAGCTGATTCAGCAACCTTGTCGGAAGCCGATGAGAGACCGCCTATAATTGATATCAGCGCCACTATCGCCACACCCACACCAGTTGCCACGAGCAGTCCCTTTATAGCCACACTCAGCGCCCTCGTTGCCACGGATGCTGTAGTGGCGCCGATGGCTTGCCCTTTATATGAAGCCGTGAGTTCTCTCGATACGGCTACCATAGAGACGTGGATATTTTTTGCCACATTCATCGAAGCGCCGAGGTTCTTAATAGCAGCAAAAGTGGCATAAATAGAAGAGGAAAGTTTTCCTATACCAGTTGCCGCCATCGTAACTTGCGAAAGCATGGTAATTGTTGGAGCAAGTCTTTGCACCATGCCACCAAGTTGTTCCTTTATATCGCCCAAGTTGTTTTCTAGCTGCTTCTGCTTGCCAGCATCGGTCTTGGCAAGTTCGGCATTCATGTTGCCCACGTTGTCGGTTATCACTTGTGCCAACATCGCAGCGCGCTCGCTCTCCGTACCATATTGCAGCACCTGCTTCTGTGCGTCGGTAAATGTGATACCCACACGCTGAAGCACCTCCACTTGTCCCTGCATAGCCTTGCCCATCATGTTACCTATGCTCACGGCACCACTGGTCGAGGCGTTTAGTCCCTCCTGCTGCGCTATCAGGTTGTTCATGGCTGGTATCAACACGTCGAGGCTCTGCTTGTTTTGCAAGAACGTTGCCATCTGCTGTGCTCCGCTCAGCTGCACCTCGTCGCCTACGACGCCTAATTCCTGTTGGGCTGAGCATAAATCTTTGATGCTTTGCACCTCTTGGTCGGTGGCATTCATTCTTTGACGCATAATGGTGTTTAGTTGCGTCTCTGCCACGATCTGCACCTGATAGGCGTTAGTTAAGTCTGTTACGACATTCTGTAACTCATTGATGGTGTTGTGGAGTACATCAAACGCTTGAGACACTTCTGCCCATTTAATAATTGTTCGCCTTACATTTTGCGCCTCGTCTTGCACTCTACGCACAGCCCTGCCAAGTTCTACAATATTGGCAGAAATCTTTTTGGTGCTGCCGTTGTCGGTCACCTTTATCGTTAAACTTACACTATTTCCCATTTTTGTTGCGTTTTTATTTGGAAGTTGTCGTTATTTTTAGTATAATTGCAGTGCATTACATTAAACACCGAAAATATGAAAGTTGAAGTTGTAATAAAAAAAAGACAGAAGCGAAGTCGGCTCCCCAAAGGAACAACCAGGACAATGGCAACACTTTCTTTTATATGCGGCATCATATCATGCCAAATTGTTTATTTGCCACTACATGGCGAACAGCAACATGTGGCATTCATTGCGTTTTTAGTTCTTTCTGGGCTATCTTCTATTTTCTTGTTACTGACTTTCTTCTGTCTTGCCGAAAGGATTGGCGGTAAGAATCTATAGGCCCATCCGTTTCTTTGCTGCTCTATACCGTGCCATCAGCTCATCATGGTTCAACTCTCGTTGTGCTCCTGTGCTTTCGGCTTTTCCCGAAAGTCCTTTTTCCATTTCGTCCCAGGGTAGCTGCATCACGTCTTGCACCCGCAGACGCTTCTTCGAGTATGGCTGAAGCATACAGAGGCATTGCATTCGGGTGCGTTCCCATTGGCTTCGGGCTTCACTGTCTCGTGCTTCTTGCCAAGCGTTGTGGATGGCGTAAAACTCCGACGGGGTGCATCGGCAAAAGTCATCCATACTCATACCAATACACCCCATCGCTATTCCCATTAGCCTTTCTATCGTAACCTCACCCCCTGTGTTTTCGTCTTCCCCCGATAGTCCTAAGGCTTCTTTTTTTTTGCGTCTCCTTCCTCTTCTCCTGCCATATGTGCGTTCCAGCGGTTTAGATCGTCGGGAGTAACATGATCACAGAAGGCTTCGAAGTCCAGACTGAAGTCCACACCTTCGGCTCTACAAGTGCTCTTCACGCAACTCCACAACAACATCAACATTGCTTCCAGATCATCACCCTGTATCTCATTAAGGTCTTTACCAGTCTCTCGCTTAAAGAGCAACATGGCCCCCATAGTTAGGCGACATGGCAATTCTCTGCCGCCTACAGATATTCTCATTTCTTTCATTTTCATTTGCCTTACATTCTTTATTTCAGCGTATAGTCTTATATCTTTTCATTTCAGCGGCATATTTGCCGCTGCTCATTATTCCGCAGTGCCTTTAAGTCCAGCACCAACCTTCTCTACCTTGCCCGAGTTCTGAAGCGTTACGCTATACTTAGCATCGTCGCCTGCCTGAGCATCTAGCGATAGCGAAGTAATGATATACTTGCCTTTGTACTGCCCTGCAGTCTTGCCCTCGCGAGAGGCTTCTTCTCTCACAGAATAGCTTGCCTCTATCGGAGTAGCTGCCATCTGCAAGTCTTTTAGCTGGTCGTAGGTAGGCACGTTCGTGTCGCCATCTGTCAATATGCAGCCATCGGCTGTAATCTGTTCAGAGAAGCTCTTCACGTAGGTTTCCTTCCATTTGCCTGCTGCTGCTTCTTTTGTCACGCGCTCACCTGTTTCTGTGCTGGTGTCTATCTTACAGCCAGTACTGAAGCCAAGGGCTTTACCTCCGACGCTCAGTATAAGGTCGGTTCCGTCTAATACATTATATTCCATAATCTTACTTGTTTTGTTTTTTTAATCCTATTGTAAATCCTAATATCACTCCTATTATAAGCGTCAACCAAGTCAACAAGTCGTCTATTCCATACATCCTGTCAGTTTTTAACGCCTTTTCAACATCCTTCGAATAGCTTTCAGACAACATTTTACCCAAATAATCTGCTTGCTTCTGCAGCGAATCATATTGACTCTCATACCAGATACACATCTGCTCCAAAGAATCGCACGATGCAACAATCTCTATCTGAGGTTCCTTGCTTTTACGGCTGACTGAAGCCTTCATATGCGCACGCCCATGACTACTAACAAAACTGGCACCATCTGGCAATCGTGCTATAGCCTCCACAGGAATGTTAAGATGCGTAGTGTCGCCGCTAATGCTCTCTTTCCATATAGCCACTTGAGTTTTCCTCATCGACAGTTCTTTATTATTTCGACTTACGCTGTCGTGGCGTTCTGTGAACTTCGTCTGACTCTCCATCTGCTTCGTCGAGCGACAGCTCACTACTAACAGGGCAAGAACCGCGATGAGGGCAACTCTGAATGGCTTCAATAGCTCGACTAAGACGATTGAGAGCACGTCGCGTACGAACATTCTCATCTTTAAGGGCCTCCATAGCCTTTGTATTTTCATCTGATTTCCTCTGTATTGTAAGCAGTTCTCGACTCACATCTTCGTACATACCTTTGTAAGTGTCATGCACAACCTTAGCATCTTGAACCGCTCTTGTTTTCCGATTTGCTACCCAGGCTATGGCAGCACCTATGCCGCCACTGGGAACTGCCCACATCAGAATCTGCATTATAGTCTCTGCCATAGCCTGATAATCTATATTTTATTTGCTTACAGCAATATTACTTTAAAATAATCTTTCTATTTATTATATCTACCTTTCCTCGTGCGGTGGCGTTTTTACACCATCGCCCTTAGTTACGAATTCTTGTATCCGCTATAGATAACTGCACCAGCATCCTCCTTTTTAGGCAGACAGATAAAATAATGGCGATAAGACACCAAGTTGCGTTGCTGCTGAGGATCTGTCTCGGCTGCACTGTAATACATCTTTGTGCTACCGGTCGCCTTAAACACACGAGGAACATAGAAAGCAAATGAACACTGGAACTCGCCAGCCTTTGGCACTGCACCCAACGCATTCTTCTCTCCTGTACTGCTATAAGTTGGGTTTCCACCGTACTCATACACCTCAAAACCATACAGTTTGCCTATTGTACCATCACTGCGATTAATGTTATACATCTCGCGGAAGCTCTGCTCTGACTCCAAGAGGTCGTTCACATGGTCTGGGCACAATACCAATCTGCGCTGTGTAGAAGGAACGCCAAGATTGTCTAGCACTCGCTTCAAATTAACTACATCCAGCAAACAGAGTTTGACACGCTTTGTAACAGGGTCTACTGCGCCTGTAGTAACAAGAACAGGGGTCGTTTCTGTCGACTTTTTCGCACACAAAGCGTGAGCAGCCTTAGCATACTTCGTATCGTTAAGAGCATTTGCACAGCTCTCCTTCACGCGAGCCATCTTGTCATAACTTCGTGCATATAGCTCGTCATCGGTCACTGGCACAACCTTGGTCTGAAATTTATCCAGTGAGAATGTCTTGTCACCATCTTCAAGTTCTTGCACATCTATTGGATATGTCGTGTTATTAACTAATACTTGAGGATCTGCGCCAACATCCACCATATGGATAACGTCATTATCCACCACCGAACTCTGGTCTGGCACACCATTCAACCATGACGCTTCGAGGTTTGCTCGTAGAGCTCTAATCAACTCTCCTGTCCATACCTCTGTAAGAACACCGTCGCAAGCTACACCTTTAGGTACAAACTGACCAACGGCTATAGCCAACATATTTGCAACAGCTGCGCCCATAAGAGCGTCAAAACCTAAAAAACAGGCTATTATTGCACCCATGATACAATTAAATAGCAATCCTAAAATAACCTTTCTCATATTCGTTTTCATCTTTTTCTTTTTTTATCCTTTTAGTTGGTGTTTCTACGCCAGCATCACTAAGCCTCTGGCTCGAATCCGTATTCTGCCTTATAGAGTCTCACGAACTCATCTCGGTGATTATCGTGCAAATCCATCATAAGGTTGGATGGAACGCAACTCAGTTTCTCATACTTCGAGAAATCTGCAGGTTCTGAAACAATCTGCCCATTCTCACTGCGATGCAATGTTGCAGAGATCTTGCCTTGTGGCTGCATGGCCGACAAAGTAACATTCAGCTGCTCCAAGCCAATCTTCTGACCGAGCTCCACGAAATGAGCCTTCATATTTGCCGGCAATCGCTTTTCGCTAATTGCCGTCGAAACTGCAGTTGTAACAGCAGCTAACTCTACATTCTTCTTCTCTGCTAACAGGGTGCTCACCTGCGCCTCAAGTTCATTCACCTTGTTTGCTGTCGCTGACAGAGATACAATCTTTGAGTTTACCTCTTCTTCCGTTGCAGTCTCATTTAGACCCAACTTAATCGCTAATTCTTTTAATTCCATCTTCTTTTTTTTAATCGGTTCTTTATTATTTATTAAAGGGAGAACTCCATCTATAGAGTTCTGTCCTGAAAGTGAAATAGTTTCTCCTTCGTGGCTAAGAACTATTGCATCGTCGTTACCGCCTATATCAACCACACTTACCTCAACAAGCTTACATCTTGTTACAGTCGGACGTTCCTGACCTTCTATTAGAAGTTGTTTATCATCGCTTGTCGACAATATCTGAAAGTTGGCACTAACCATCTTCACACTGCCGAACTCCCATTGCTTCTTTAATTGTTTCGACAATTCTGAGACTTCGTCAAACACCAATTCACCAGTCACATCCTGACCTTCTATCTTGATGTCTTTCACATAGCCTATCACCTTCCCGCGTTCGTGCATATATAATAGTACAGGATTGCGTATATATTGGCTAATATCTATACCACTAGTCAGTATACGTGTGCCGTAGCAATTCACACTCTCGTTACTAATTCTTACTCGTTTACCCATCTTTAATTCATATCTTTATACTTATTTATTCACTTCAACAGCATATTTACCGTCGTCCTGAATTTTCTTGCAATATTACAGGTTAATTATCACAACTCCAAAAAAGTGTGCAATCATTGCACACATCTATGCAACCATTTCATACATTTTTGATTCTGTACGAAAATTGTCTCACCTTTGCATTATCACTAATTAATATATCAATATGAACAAAACAGAGTTAGAACGTAAAAAGAGCCTCGCAAGAACACTTTATATGGCAGGCAAAGAACAGGCAGAGATAGCAGAGCAAGTAGAAATAAGTCGTCAGACAATCTCAAAATGGGTAAATAGCGAAGGATGGAAAGAGCAGCGCGCTGCCATAAGTGTCACACGACCTGAACTTGTCAACAAATTGCTCCTCACCATTGACACCTTAATAACACAAGTCAACAGTTCTGAAGATCCGCAGCTCATAGCTGGATTAGGCGACCGGTTAGCTAAGCTTTCGGCAGTCATTGAAAAACTCGACAAAAAGGCTAATGTGGTCGATGCTATTGAGGTATTCATGGCTTTCTCTAAATGGATGCAATACCGAGCACAGAATGACCACAACATCACACCGGAATTACTCAAGACTTTCAACTATTATCAGGACTTATTCATTTCTGAAAAAATGCAGAACGGATTCTCCTGCAATTTATAATAATACTAATTTCATATCATGCCAACACTATCAGAAAAAAAACAAGCAATCGAGGCATGGAAAGAGCACTGCAAGCAAATCAAAGCTCTTACAGATACCTCCATCATGGCTGCAGAAACCAAGAGGGAGAGAGAGGAGCGCATTCGCCGACTTCAAAATAACTATGCAGCTTTCTGCGAATACTATTTTCCGCATTTTCTACAGCTCAAGGATAAAACTACAGGAAAGGTCATACGTACCATACACAATGCTCCATTCCACAACCAGGCTGCTCGCAAGGTAAAAACCACACCTAACCTCAAAGCGGTATTCATGTGGCCACGAGGTCATGCCAAGAGCACACATCTCGATGTATTCTTACCGCTATGGCTTATGTTCCAGCCACAAAGACTCATCAATTTTATGGTCATTGTCGGCAAGAGCGAAGAGGCTGCATGCAGATTGCTTGGAGACATACAGGCAGAACTTGAATATAATGACCGATTAAAACGTGACTTCGGACAACAGAAACCATCTACCGGAGATTGGACTGATGGCGAATTCAAGGCACAATGCGGTGTCAAGTTTCTCGCATGTGGTCGTGGACAAAGCCCGCGTGGTCTTCGTGATCGTGAGGCACGACCTGACTATATCGTTATCGACGACCTTGACGACGATGAGCTATGCAAAAACGAAAAGCGTGTTCGAGAACTCACTTCGTGGGTCAAATCGGCACTCTTCGGCTCACTTGATGTCGGACGTGGTCGTTTCATTATGGTGGGCAATCTAATAGCTAAAAATTCGGTACTATTCAATATTGCTCATACTAAAGGGGTATTCCTGTCTAAGATCTATGCTGTCGATAAAGACGGCAACCCTGTATGGCAAGAAAAATGGACACGCGAGGAGGTGGACGCTTATCGAGAATTCGTTGGCTACCGCGATTGGAATAAGGAGATGATGCACAACCCTATTAAGGATGGAACTATCTTCCGCCACGAATGGATCAAGTACAAGCGTATGCCCAGACTCTCGAAGTATGATGCACTCGTCTGTTATACCGACCCGTCGTGGAAGTCCACTACCGAGAACGACTACAAGGCATGCCGTCTTTGGGGAAGTATTGGTAAGGAACTCCACCTCATAGACTGCTTCGTGCGTCAGGATACCACTGGTGCCATGGTAAGATGGCTCTATAATCTCTACGAACGAAGCTTGGAAGAGGGTGCCAGCATTCAGTTCCTCATGGAAGCAAACCTCATGCAGGATACTGCGCTCGATGAATTTGCTGCTGAAGGCGACCTGCGAGGCTACCAACTGCCCATTACTGCCGATAATAGAAAGAAGCCAGACAAACTGCAGCGTATCGAATCTATAGCTCCTCTATGGGAGAGAGGCGTCGTTTTCTACAACGAAGCCCTCAAGGAATCTGAAGATATGCAGGTAGGTATCGACCAAACACTGTCTCTAGAACATGGAAGCCGTGCACACGACGATGCGCCTGATGCCGACGAAGGAGCCATATATACCCTTCAGAAACAAGGACGAATAGCAAACTTCGTACCTCGAATAGTAAACAGAATGAAATCTAAAAATACATGGTAATATGAATTTTATAACAAAAGAAGACTTCAAGGTCGTCAGCAGTGAAGCTTCACTCAAGGCCATTACAGGCGCTAGTCAGGATAATATAGATAACGCCATCGCAGAAGCGCAAGAGGAAGTTGCCGGATATCTGCGACCTAAATACGACACCGAAAAAATCTTTGCCATGGAGGGAAATCTGCGAAACAGACAAATCGTTATGTATACAGCAGATATCGCTCTATATAATATGACGGCATCACTCCCTAACCGAATGGGCTACGAAACCAGGCAAGAGAGATACGAAAGAGCTATAAAATGGCTCGAGGGGGTTCAAGCTGGCAAAATAGTTCCTGACTTACCTATTCTCACTGACGAAATAGGCAACGAACAATCTCAAGGTGGCGTACTCGCATATGGCAACGGTCCCGACCGCCACACCTGGTAAAGCCTGCAGCTCTCATAGCCTTATATTTTTTCATTTCAGCAGCATATTTGCTGCTGCTCATCACAGCACACACACCCAAATAAGCATTAAAACATAAAACATTAAAGAAAATATGGCACGACTAAACATAGATAGAGCGAAAGACCGCGTGGAAGATGCTTTCAGAGCACTACTCGGAAAACCGCAATTATGGCACACTAAATTCCAAGATATCGAACTTGTCGGTAAGAACAACCGTCGTCAGGTAGAAAGCATTCTTGCCAAACTTCAACGCACCACAGAGGCTCTCACTAAAGGTGATATCCAAAAGTGGCGCAGAGCATGGCAACTTGCCATCAGCATCGAAAGCCCTAACCGACAGGCTTTATATGATATCTATCGCGACACAGAAATCGACGCACACCTCTCTGGATGTATCGACCAGCGAAGAGGATTCGTCATGGCTCGTTCATTCAAAATAGAAGATAAGAATGGAACTCCAAATAGCTCTCTTAAACATATATTACAACAGGAGTGGTTTGACGAATTCTGCCGATTGGTTCTCACAACTCCATATTGGGGGCATTCACTAATCGAACTTGGAGACCTCGGAACAGATGGAGATGGATGTCTATCATATAATGGTGTACAACTCATAGACAGAAAGTATGTCATTCCAGAACACCACCGAGTCATCACAGACCTTGGACAAGATTGGACTACTGGTATCGACTACCACGAGCCTCAATGGCAAGGCAACCTTATTGAGGTAGGCAGACCTGACGACCTCGGACTCTTCCTCAAAGCCTCACTACATTGCATTCCTAAGAAAAACGTACTTGCAGCATGGGATGTATTTAGCGAAATCTTCGGCATGCCTCTAAGAACTGCCACCACTAGCTCAAGAGATCAGAAAGAGATAGATCGTATTAGCGACATGATGGAGCGAATGGGAATGGCAGGATATGCTGTATTACCAACGGGCACCGACCTACAAATCGTAGAGAGTGCCAAGAGCGATGCCTACAATGTCTACGACAAACGAGTTGATAGAGCCAATAGCGAGATATCTAAACTCATCATCGGACAAACCATGACTATCGAAGACGGTAGCAGCCTCTCCCAAAGTCAAACACACCTCAAAGTTTTCGAAAACCTCGTAGAAAGCGATGCAAAACTGCTCGCCAACACAGTAAACAATCAACTCTTCCCACGAATGATACAACATGGATTCCCACTCCAGGGATTCCATTTTGCATGGGACGAGAGTGTAAACTATACGCCTGAACAGCAGATGGAGTACGAAAAGATGATTTCTGATAGATACGAGGTCGATGGCAAGTATTTCGCTGACAAGTACAATATTCCTGTTGGAAATCGTATACAACAGCCGTCACTCTTCGGAAGCGAAGCTACAAACAATAACGATTCCAAAGAGCAAAAGAATTTTTTCGATTAAGCCCCGAAGATTATAAGGGGCTACACTCGAGATTCAAGGAGATAACGAAGGGCATGGACGTACCCGATGCCATTCTGCTCATGGGCGATAAGCAGTGGCAGGAGATTAAATCGAAACTCACTGGCAAGTTCAATAAGATGATGAAGGGTCTCTTCCGCCAGAAGGGAGCGCAGCTCGACATCAATATCCTGGCAAGCGACGAGGCGCAGGAATTCATCACCACCCATGCGGGTATCCTTGACGCTGGTTTTCAGAAAGTAGAGATGAGCGACAAGATGCGCGAGCGTCTTACTCGTTCCAACTACATCTTCTCTGGTATCAAGACATTCCACGAGCTCAACGAGGCTTTTCCTTCCATGCTCGATGAGAATGGTAATAAAAAGACGTTCGAACGCTTTTTGAATGACGTTCAGAAGATCAACGACACCTACAACGCCAACTATCTGCATGCAGAATACAACTTCGTACAGGCTTCTGCCACCATGGCTGCAAAGTGGGAGCAGTTCAGAGAGGATGGCGATCAGTACTACTTGCAGTACCGTACCGCCAAGGATGGCAAGGTACGTCCAGAACATGCTGCTCTCGATGGGGTAACGCTCCCTCCAAGCGATTCCTTCTGGGATACATACTATCCACCTAACGGGTGGAACTGCCGATGCAATGTTGTACAAGTACGTAAACAGAAGTATCCTATAACCGAACACAGCGAAGCTATGAACAGGGGAGAGAAAGCCATGAACGGACAAAAATACAACATCTTCCGTTTCAACAGTGGAAAGCAGGGCAAAATCATGCCCGACTACAACCCTTACACCATCAGGCGGTGCAATGACTGCGATGTGGCGAAGGGAAAAATGAAACTTGGGTTTGTGCCCGACTATCAGCTTTGTCAAGGTTGCATAATGATCAGAAAGTGTAGCGAAGACAGAAATAGAGATAATAGTGCCAAAGCTACTAAAAAATCACCAGAGGTTAAGAAGTTACAGGGCACAACAATCTCTAACCCTGACTTTAATCACGAAGTACTCGTTACTGGTGGTTCTATTAGGGAATGGACAAATCAGCCGCACAAAGATTATGCCGCAAAGAATAGTATTCTAAAACATATCGCCAAAGTATTCCGGGAGGCTAAATACATAGGATTTATCGATAACTTCAAGATGAAACCAGGCATAAAACAGTCACATTTGTTTGAAACAAACGTCTTAGGAGAATTATCCTGGATTATCGTTAGAGAATATGAAATTGGTGAATTTGTTCTCCATAGCATTTCTGATAGCGATAAAATAAAGACAGGAATAAGAAAAGAGTAAATTTTAAAGCAACTACTCGGAGCTACAATCCGAGATCGCTCTAAAAACTACTCTTTCCGCTGCAAATATACAACAAACTTTTTAAACCCGCAAGAAAATAAGCAAAATAATTACTCTCAAAAAAAATAGGGTTGCGCCAACCATGGTGCAACCCTATTTTTTTATACAACAACCTACCACACTTTTAGGTATTTTACTTTAAAGGTATCTATATTCTCTAACAACTCCATATGGCTGTGGTTCGTATCCGTAGCAAAAGGATAACTTACTTGGTAATCCGAACACGACTCAATCGCAGACAAAGCCTCCCAAATAGATTCACCAAGCTCAAATGAAGCATGATAAGCTTCATCATTCCAGTCTGTCACCAAATGCAGCTTTATGATACCGCTACCTCGCATATACTTACCATAGTCTGTGTGTTTCATTGGCTCCCAGCTAATCGTACCAAACTCAACAAATACTGCAGGACGCAACCATTCACTATCCTCATCTACAAAAGCTACATTCTCATTCCATAAGTCGATATGCTGAATCTCACCAACTCTTTCTTCTATTGCAGCCTTAATATCATTATACAATTTTTCTCTTGGGTCCATATCTTTTATTTTTTTAAATCCATACGCTCAAAATAATCAGTAAGGTTATCTTCTATGATTTCCCTTACCTCACGTTCTACCTCTGGGCTCATCCCGATAAACTGACGCTTCGGTATTTTTATCACTTTTCCTTCCTTCATCAGAGCCAGAGCCTTCCAAAACTCCGCCTCACTTCCAAGCTGGCGATTCTTTTTATTATTGCGAAGCTCGCCATTTCTCTTCCTGCCAAAACCGCCTTGAGCTTCATAATATCGTGCCCAAAAATATCGCTTCATTCTTGCCGTCACCTTTATATTACCACCATCATTATGAATCGAAGCATAAGGAAGGTCGCTATAGAACGTGACACTATTACCATCACTCCTACTACTCACACTTCTTCTTAGCGCACCAGAATCTACTAACAGATGACCACCTGGACGAATAGGACTCCGCCTACGAGACCAAGCTTGAGTAAAAAAACTCTGACGTTCAAAGTTCTTATCAAACTCATCGCCAATGCCCACCCGAATATCCCTCAGTATTCGCATTAATACTGTCTTCAGTTCTTTCTCTCTTGCCACCATAACAGTCCTTGCTTGAGAAATCCAGGAACAGCTCCTCGTCAACGGAAATCTCGTTACGAGGATCTGCACTCGCATTCAAGATATTGTAAAACTGACGTTCCGAGATAGCGTATGCAGGATACACGTAGCGACGCCAAATCTCCCTATTTGGTACTCCTAACTTTGCATAATGATCGTAAATACGGTTGATTTCCGTCACTCGCTTCTGATAACTCAATCCGCGCGTCTTTCTCCCTTTTACATTCCTCATAGAGGGCTGTTCCTTTCTTTCAACTTAAAACATTATAACAACTAAATATCTATATCACAGACGGCAAAAACTTGGCTCTATACGACTCCATACGCCTGTCTCCTTATTACGCTTCCAGAAGTAGTAATTCGTTGCATTCTTCTGTACCACATTCGACTCCTTGAAAAGCAGCATAATATCAGCATACTCTGCATCGTTGAATTTATCTTCCAACTCATAGAGCTTACTAATGCTCTTATAGTCAAGGTCGCCTGCCTGGTTGCGTTCCAATAAAGTCATCGCCAGTTGATACATAGGATCATCAATTCCTTTCTCGCTCTGCTCCATATAGTTCTTCAGATAGCTCACCAGGCGCTCTGCCGCTAAGTCTGCACGCTCATCAAATCCCTTAACTCTATTGCAGCTAATCTGCAAACGAAAGTCGCCATCTGTAATTGTGAAGTTCTTCTGATCCTCAGTCTTCACTTGACCGTAATCTCGCATTAACTTCACAAATGCGCCAACTTCTTGCTCCAACCACACCTTGAAGCCCTTCACGTCGGAGGTTACTCGCATAAGCGACTCTTCTGCCTTATGCATAAACTCGCCACGCAAACCTTCATAAGCGTCACGCTTGCTGATGCGGTCATTCTTTGCCTCTGCATTCAACTGTGCCAGCAGCTCTGCTTTTTGAGCATCTGTGAGCTGACTAATGTCAACTGGGGAGCCTGCATGTGCTGGCTGTTCCTTCTTCTGATTCTTCATTTTCTGTTCCATTATCAATAATTTTTAATTTAATATGATTTGTATTTTTAGACTTCACTCTATCCGTGGCATTCAAACCACCTTTCCTTGATATAGCTCTCAATTTTACACTTAGCTGCTGCAGCTCTTCTATACCAAGAGCAGCAAACTCTTTACCCGCAATCCGTGGATGTTGGCAAAAAGCGTTGACTCGTGCCCAATCTGTTGTGTCCATACCCAAGCGCTGCATCAAGTTTAAACATCTACTACGAAATATTCGTTGTTCGTCTCGAGCTGTGCGTAGCAATTTTTCAGTTTTACCCTCTAACTTATCACACATCTCCACATATTCCTTACGGCTCATATCTCTAAGCGAAGTCGTCCGACCATTAGTAAACTGGCTCACCAAACCTTCCTTGAATTCTTCGCCCAACTCCTTAGTAGCAAAACTGTAGCTCTTCTTCAGGATACCGTAAAACCTAGCAAAGTTCGTCACTTCTTGTGCCATAATCTTATCTATTATTCATTCACTAACCAACCTCATTCTATCATCATCATCATTATTTGTTCACTTCGACGGCATATTTGCCGTCGCTCAGCAGTTCTCATCAATCTCCTCGTGCACAGGCGTTACTACGCCATCGCTCCATACACTCTGCTTATATTCTTTATAGTGTCGACGAGCTGCAAGTAAAGCATTAGGCAACGCCTCTCTCACCTCAATCTCCTTCAGCAACGGTATATCATCTATACACAGATACAAACCGCCGTCAAACTCCCTGATTTGCAATCGATGCGTAGCTTCTCGTTTCACCTCCTTCGTATGTTTCAACACCTGGCGTCGTAGAAACTCTGCTCGTGTATTCTTTAGCCATATACTAATCACTTTTATTATCTTTTTCATATCGTCTATTTCAATTATATTATACATCATGTTCATAATCGTCTGAACCATAATAATAATCATTCTTCAGAGCTTCGGCACTCATTTCGTCGAATTTGCCTCCGAGTTCATCATAAAGCGTCGACTGCTCTGAATAGCTATACCCACGTATCTTCTTCTCGGCATAAGCAACAATATCTTCTATCAATTCATCCATATACTTACTATATTATAAATTATTACTCGCTTGTATCAAGCCATCTTCCCAAACTCTAAAAGTCGCACCGGCTTCGCCTATAAAGCGACCTTGACATATAGCCTCGTAGCCTACAACTCTTACTTTTACACCTGCCATATATTTGAGCCTCACAGCAGGTTTACCCAAAGGTTGGCTCTTCGCCTCTTGAGAAATGAAGATAAAGCTCTTCTTCGGAAACTCCTCAACCAAAGCTTCTACTTCTCTATATTCCCAATGAGAATACTGGAAGGAGTCTACAATTATAAACCTTGGACCTTTACGTTGCTTTAGCATCTTCTTCAGGTTCTCAATGTCCGAATCCACGCAAACTCTAAACCGCCCTTGCTCTTCTTCCATATGGTACCGAGCTATACGTTCCTTAAAGCTCATGCTTACTTTCTCTTCATAAGAACAGTACAGCACCACACCATATTCACATAGCTTCTTTGTAAGCTGCATAACAAACGAGCTCTTACCACCTGCCGACGGACCAGATATAAACCAGGTGTCATACATATCGGGTTGACCGAAGCAACGTGACCATTCGCCCTCCCAGGGTATCGGCTTATAAGTCATCTTTAATATCTCGCGCGGACTATAAGCACGCTTAACCATGATCAGCCTCCTTTGAAGCTTCGGTTACGCCTTCTGCTGCAATCTTCAACTTCTCAATCTCGGTATACACGCGCCTAAGACCACCATTCGTGCGCCTTACAATATCTGAAACATCTGCCTCTGCTGGAGCATTGACCTTGGCTACTATTACAGCTTGACGCATCAAGAAGGCTTCACGTTCCTTGCCATCGTCTGGGGTCACCTTCGAAAATCGACCTCCGTAGCGACTCAACATCTCTGTATAACCAACTTTCTTGCAATCTATGCTACGATTTATTTTCTCCTTCAAGCCGTCTGCTCCCATCATATACCATCCGCAGCAATGCTCCGTAGCATTCCACAAAGCTTTCAACTCCAAAAAAGCCTCATACTGCAAATCGCCTGCCTCGTCAAGTATAATCAGAGGATTATCCAAAGTTCTAAGATAATAAACAAGGTCTTCATACACATCGCTATACGTACCTTTACTATCAGTACCAAACTCTGTCGCTATCTTGCGTATCAATCTGCGCTTAGTTTTTACCTGTGAACAGTCTATATATATCGCATTCTCATGGCAGCCTATGTAATACTTAGCCGAATAGGTCTTGCCTATATTCGGCTCGTCGCAGAGTATCATACTCAAGGAGGATAGCTGAGCAAGTTCCAACTGCTTTTGAATAAACTGGAAGGTGAATGTCTTAGCAGCCTTCCATTCTATCTCGTGGCGAAGATTCACACCCAAGCGTCGAGCTATACGAACCCAGTTTGCATCCGATAGGGCCTTCTCCATAGCTCCCTGTTTCAACATGCTATATACCGAAGTCGACATGCCAAGCGACGTTGCATGCTTGGCGTCGGATGGGTAATTGGCGCGATTCTGACTAATCGCTGCTAAGATCTTTCTCTTTTGCTCTGTTGTTATCATATTCGTTAGTGTTATAAGTTTGTTATAAGTCTATTCTAAAATCGTTATAGCGACATTAGGCTTGATCAAAAGCCATTGCTAAGGCCAAGGCATCATCATCCATTCCAAAGTCGTACATTTCATCGTCGGCAATCTCCTTGCGAGTTGGCGTTTCTATGCCATCGCCATTCTTGTGTGTTGGCATTTCTACGCCATCGCCATTCTTGTGCGTTGGCGTTACTACGCCATCGCTAATATCCACATCTGGCAGTGCGTCCTGCACGCCTATCTTCGGAATCATATTATCTTCCGTATAAGCCATAAATTCTCTCACCTTCTTCTGCTGATGATAGAATTTCTTCTTATCTTCATCTGTCTGTTCTGCCATCACTCGGTTGTAAGTCTCCACACGTTCTACAGTGTCGATATATCTGTCTCCTTGGAATATATACACTTTCTGAGGTTTACCGTCATCGTCTGGCAAATAATAAGCCGTAACCTTATAATTATTAGGAGCTAACTTCTCCAACACGCTCGGATGGCTCAGCCACCAGTCTTCATATGCCACCCTAACTGTAGAATTACGCCTTACGGAGGTCTCAACCTTCTCACCAATATAGCGAGCCAGCGTAATAGAATCAAAAGCACGCAAATTTGGATTGATATTCTCCATCAAAACATCCCATCGCGTCATATTCGGATATTTCTTCTGGTTAGGGTGTAGCGTATGGTTCCATTCCCAGTTGTCACGTCGGTCATCGGCCACCAACTCTTCAAAACTGAAATACTGCTTCTCTTCCCAAGTATCATTGCCAGCATCGCTTATCTTCTTCGATTCCACTCTGTATTTCCACTTACCATAGAATCTTCCAATTCCTACATGGTTCCTGTGGATAATACGCCGTTTCTTCGCACCATTGATATTCTCTGCTTGTTTCTCTTGAGAGTTAAGAGGCGCACAAAAGCGCACATGACTAAATACAGTTCCTTCTTGAAGTAATGTATACTTATATTCCGACATCAAGTGATTCTCTACTTCTATTCCTGCAGGAATACCCCAACCATGCTTAGCTATCAACCTAAACATATCTCTAAAGCATTCCTTCACCAGGTTCTGATCCTTATCTCTCGAGTAGCTTGCACCTATCACACACTGGCTCACAGAGTCATAAGCATAGTAGGCTTTCACCCTCAACTTCGTATCCTTCAGTTTGCGAGTCAAGTCCACATCGTCCATCGTAATCTGACTTAGAGAATACTCGCCCGAATGTCGATGCATATGAGGCATACTCTCATGCATAAATGCACTCCAACTCAATTGACTCTTATCCCATATAAGTCTATTCTTCGGCTTGTTCAGAATATTCCTAATCGTCGTCTCGCTCAAGCTCTTCGGATTACCTTCCTTATCGCAAAACTCGTCTGGATCAAACAGCTCTCCTGTCTGTACATCATACACATCAAGTTCGCCTGTAACAAATGCATCATACAAATCTTTAACTTGCGAGTTAAATGGCTTGTTTGGCAAACATTGTAAACCCAACACAAGTTTCTCGGTCTTCACGTCCACCTTTCTGGTGTTCTGATTGCCAAACTTACCGCTAATAAGAACGCCATAACCACCTGCCTTATACTCATTCACCTTCTTCCTAAATCTCAATGTCGATTCGGGTAAAGTATGATGATATGTGTCCTTCAATACCTTAATCGTGCTTGCCATCATTTCCCAGTCATAGCGCTCACCCATCAATTTGCGATAAGCCGAAGCTCGTTCATAAAGCTTTATACAGGTGTTCAGCACAGAAGCATTCACTACATACTCTTGAATCTTCTCTGCCGATAGATCCAAGCCTGTTTGCTGGCGACTCTGAAAAAAACACATCGCATGTTGGTCCACCTCATAGTTCGAAGTAATCCAGCCTCGCAACCTTACTTCTGGACCACCGGGAAATTCTATCTCCACAGCCTTGCGGTATTTGGTAGGCAAGCTATCTACGGCAATAAGTGCCGTGCAGCCGCTTGCGCCACCGCCTCGACGCACCACATTAATGCGGTTTCTTGCTGCCATAGCCTTATAATTCGACTGGGTCATTATCCCACTCTCATATAGCTCTGGAGCAGATATGCAAAGGGTATTGCCGTAATATTCCATTTCTTTTAAATTATTAATCAGTAAGAAGGCTTTTCAACCTTTATAACTATTCTTCACTGGTTAAATTATCCCAGTTTCTACCCATCCAGATGCCCATTGTCAGGCATACGATACCAATAATCAGATACCAAGTGATGTCCATTATCTTAAGCTTTACTTCGTCCTACATTAAAATTACGCACCCAGAGTTCACGCATGCCTAACTCCTGCATGTGCTCGGCTGCCTGGTTATCCCACACCGAGGCAACATGCTGCAAGGTTGACATCTCGCTAACCAAGACGTTATCCACAGATACCATTTTCTTACCTCTGTAGTAGACGGTGGCACCACCAGTCTTCTTGTCGAACAGCAGCGCTGCTCCGTTGGCGAAATATTGCCTGAAGCTTCCCTCGTGGTCGAAAAGCAAGGTGTCATCCTTCTCGGCTACCACAATCTCTACACCACCGTTAATCTTGGCGTATTGACGAATGCGCTTTGCCTTGTCGCTCATACCTCGCTTTGGGTCATAGGTGAGAGCAAGCCAAATGGCTTGGTCCGACACCTTGAAGGTCTTGCGGATTCCTTCGCGTACCTTCGTGCTTACGTCTATTGCTCTTTTCATATTCTAACAATATTATAACATTACTTTTTTTACTTTGTGGAGGCAAGCGGAATCGAACCGCCTTTCTTCTCGAGCATTGCTATGCAGTTATCGTGTAGAGAGCTTATCCGAGGCTTTTAGTTCCTTTCGCTCATCACTCCTGCCAACAGCATTCCAGCTACGCTCCAAATTGCCGGGAGCGTTGCCCGGCTCGCTGTGTTATCCATCAATCTTCTACCTTGACAAACCTAATACCCAATCACCCTTTTGAACATAACAATCCTACCTAATACTTAATAATTTTGTCTGCCTAAACATTCTTTTTTCATTTCAGCGGCATATTTGCCGCTGCGCCACTAATTCATCCTCCTTATCAATAAGATTCACACCCTATATCTTCTCTACATTATAACCCTTGTTTCGAAGGTAAGTCGCTATATACTCATCATCGCCCACATCCATGAGCACGTCGAAGAGGTATCCCTTCACATAGTCTGCAACTGCTCTTGACGAAGCAAGCTCGATATTCTTGGAGATAAACTCCACTTTCTTTGTCCTGCCAAGGCCATTAAAGGCTAATTCTACATTTTCCATCGTTATTGTTTTTTAAGTTCATAAATTTGCCCAGCTCACGCTTTTTAAGTATATTTGGCGCGGTGTTTATCTTAAACATGTGCAAAGATAAGGAATAATTTTCAACCTCCCAAATAAAACAGGGATAATTTTCACTTTATGAATAACATTTTATCTAAAATACAGCAAATCGCCTCTAACGAGGGGATAACTATCGGTGCTTTCGAACGATCAATTGGCGCGAGTAAAGGTGTTTTATCTCGTGCCATTGCTAATGGTACAGATATTCAAGCAAAATGGCTTGAAAAAATAGTTGAAAATTATCCCGCATACTCTGCAGAATGGCTCCTAACAGGAGAAGGAGAGATGCTCAAAGCGAGCATTCCAAGTGTCAACGATACGTCTTGTGACGAGAAAAAGGGAATAGGAGTAGAGAAAAATGAAGAAATTCAGAGACATATAGAGAAAAACTGCGATTATTCTTCTCATATCCATAAATTACCAGAAGGATGCACTGAAGGAATACCACTCATACCTGCCAGCGCAATGGCAGGCGCATTCACATCCGATATATCCGTGATGGAGTACGAATGTGAGCACTATATCATACCCGACTTCAAAGGTGCCGACTTCCTTATCAGAGTCAAAGGCGACTCTATGCAGCCTACATACTATTCTGGCGATCTCGTTGCATGCCAAAAGATATCCATGAGCGATATCTTCTTCCAATGGAATAAAACCTATGTCCTCGACACAGATCAAGGACCACTCATCAAACGAGTCTTACCAAGTCAAAACAATAATAGTATCCTTATTGTTTCTGACAACGAGAATTACCCTCCATTCGAACTCGACAAGTCGCAGCTCCATGCTATCGCACTCGTCAGAGGTATCATTCGTCTGGAGTAGCCTCCTTGTGCGTTGGCGTTTCTACGCCATCGCTAATATCCCCCTCAAAAGTACCCCTAAGTGTTCCCCCTCCCCCTGAAACCCATAATATAGGCAAAAAATCCC